AGTCAAAAGGTATCGGATGGTCTATGGTCATGTCAGGGTAAATGTTTTTTAATTTGCAAAACGCAAACTCCCCACCCGTGCCTTCAAGGTTAATTAGAAGGTCATCACCTCCACCCATCTTGTAGGACTTGCTTCCTCTATCAATATTGTTATTGTGCCTTGCTAATGCGATTCCCCTAACGATTTCTTGCTCGTAGTTGTCTAATGTGATTTGCATAACGATTGGTTTAAGTATGGGTGAGGTCATTACAACCCCACCCTTGTGATTAATTCAGAATGGAAGGTCTTGAGGTTCTTCTTGCTTTGAAGGTCCACCTGCTGCCATAAATTTAGCATTCCCAATGATTGTACCTTTCTTGCCTTGCTCCCTTTCCTCTTTGGTGATGGATTCAACTATAAAACCATTGTTTCCGTACTGGTCCACCTCTTCTTTCAAGAATAAGGTTGCGGACAAATATTGTCCTTTTTTACCCTTGTACAATCGTTTAGCGTCAATTTTACTTACGTCAATGTTTAAACTAATTAACTTTTGCATATTTGTTTTTATTTACTGAGTTGAATTTTGAAAGTTGAAGTTACTGACTTAATAGGTAGGTCGCCCTTATGATATGTCTTTTCTTTATCCTCTATCTCCTTCTGCTTTTCCTTTAGCATCATAATCTGCTCTTCAAGTTCCAACCAACCTGGGAGGTCTGAAAAGTCATACTTTACCGAATCCATCTGCGATACCGATGCACCAAGTACCTCTGCCTTTCCTTTAGGATGCTTCATAAGTTCTGTAAGAACATTCTCGGTTATTCGGGATTTGACCGACTTAACCAGTTGTTCTAAACTATTGAACTTGATTGCAACCTCTAAAGGGTCAAGCAGTCCTTCATTAACCTGCTCTTGGATGGCATCTGCCATTAACTCAATCCCAAATTTGGTGGGAGCAATATCCCCCACCTTTATTTCATTAACCTTTAAGTAACTCATTTTTTCTTGCTTTTAGTTGGTCCTTGATAAATGTGTTGGTTTCAATCTTATGCTTGTTGGCATCGTAGACCGCCTTGAGTTCTACAATGTTACTCGCCTTTTTAATTGCTATGGCAAGTCTTCCAATGGTCAACTCGGGGTCTTCCTCAATAACCTCAACCGATTCAACCTCCATTTGAGGCAATGCTTCTACCATTGTCTGCAATGCCCCTACGGATGCATTAGGGATGGTTTCTGCCTCTGATTCATCAAGAACACCTAATCCCAAGAGGTCTAAGGTTGCCCTCCTTTTTGCCTTCGTTTCTGCCTTCATAATGGCATTAGCATACATCTCACCTTTAAGACCTGCAATGTTAACTGCTCCGATTGATTCGGTACACCTCCCATCGGGAAGGGATGCTTTAGATGTTACAATGTAAACCCCTGCATCTGCGTTGGTATCTCTGCTTGTAATGGTGTGAGAAACTTTGTGCAGTTTGTTAAGTTGCTGAGTACCTGACCTTGTGCAGTAGAGGACTTCCTTTCCGTTAAGTCTAAGGATGTCAAATGGTTTAGTGAATGGGTCAAGTCCCATACGTTCACAATACCCGTTATAATACCTTACTTTGTCGTTTGCCGACAGTTTGGATAAGTCCCCCTGTAATATCAACTGGTTCGCAATAGAGACTGACTGGTCTTGATTCTTGTTCTTTGTCATTTTGTGATTTTGTGTGATAAGGAAAAGGTTTTTCTATTCTGAAAGGTGATGAGTTTTCCATCGTTGATTTATGGGTAATGTAGATTTCCCAATCTCTTATGGACTTTAACCCGTAAAAATAATACCATTGATGCCGTTGGCGTTCTATTGATTCGTGGCATCTCAAAGGGAATGAAGTTGCTCGGACTTCGCCACGGACCTCAAGGGTCATTTCTATGCGTTCATAGTACATAGTCGGAATAGTATTCGTGGTCATAATTACTATCCATCTTGAAGGTAAAAGCATCCATACACTTCTGCTCTACCAACTCATAGAATGCTGAATGGAACTGCGGAAGGATGTTAATGCAGTGATACCCTGGAATAATGATTTCCCTAACTTGAACATCAACGTAATCAACTCCATCGTTGATGGTAGCGGTTACCATAATCATAATGTCTGCGATGCTGACCTTTAACCATTCCGCAGGTATGCGGACATTTGTTGTGATTTGTTTTTTCATTGTTGTGATTTGATTTGATTTAAAGTTAATTAATTTCTTCCAATACTTGAAATAATTTTTGCATTGTTTTTAAATAAACTTTGCCAGTCTTTTCTGCTCGGTTAACTGTTGCCAATGAGATACCTGACAATTCTGCCAACTTAACCTGCGTTACTTCCTTTGCTCTTCTCGTTTTTCTAAGTTCTTCCTTTGTCATTTTATTGTTTTGATTGTTAAAATATTCGGTACAAATCCGAGTAAATATCTTTTTTATTGCTCTTGATTTCCTTCTCACACGCTTTGCATCTGTGTGCGTGTTTATCCTTCGTTCCCATGTTTTTATTGAATTGCTCTAAAGGTTTCTCCTTCTTACAATATGTACAGGTTTTCATATTTCGTTGGTTTCAGGTAAAATAATAGACTTAACGTATCCCATCAATCGGAACTGCTCAATAGTTTCTTGAAGGTGCTGAAGTGCTTCTCCGCTATAAATCATTGAATCAATTAACTCGCCAATGAGTTTGTGGCGTTCGTAAGTGTTTAGGTCGCCCCATTTAGGCAGTGGCATTTCGGACATTTGCTTTGCGTTTTTATTGTGATTGTGTAAAGTGACTTGCATAATCTGCATTTTACCCATATTGGTTGCAGTATCTTCTTGACATTCATTACCTACAAAATTGGTCCTGAATCTGACCGACTACCCAAAGCATTCCGATAATTGTTGCCCAAGTGATGATATTTTTTGCTTTCATTGTGTGTTATTTTTTTTTAAAGATAATTCTTTTCTTAATACAAAGAACACTTTTTTAATCTTTTTTAAAATATTTCTTTGCGATTACCGATAAAAAGAACCCCCGATATAGAAATATCAGGGGAGAATCACATTAAAAAAACACAATGAACACAGTCAAATGTCATTAGTAAATAGCATTCCGTGCATGGATTTAACAGAAAATTCAAGCATTTCCATGCAAAGTTTCTTTAATTCTTGCATCTTTTCAACCTCTTCACGGGTCATTGGATTAGCGGTTTCAAGCATTGTCAGGACCTCAACCGAGCAAGATATATACTCTGAAAAGGAATGTCCTATCTCTTCCTCAAAATATTCAACCTCTTCGCCTTCGCCTAAAATGAGGTCCTCTTCCATACTAAAGAACTTTGCCTTTAAATATCCTTTTGTTTCTTACCTCAAAGTTTTGCCCTTCAATATCAATAATGCTAAATCCGTGATTCCATTTATTGATAGGCAGATAGGCAGGATGCAACTCACAGAGGCAACCAAGTGACCAGGTAGTAGTTATTTCCCCATTCATATTACTCTCAGAGTGTTCTGATGTTTGGTGATTGTGTCCTTGCATTGCATTTACCTTACCCTTCAAAAACAATCCCCTTGCAATGTTTACGGGACTAAATACCGAACCGCCAAACTCGTGTCCGTGTAAAATATTCAAGTCACCTGCTTTCATAATCCTCTTGTCCTTAATTATCTCAATTCCTTCTGCTCTTGACTTGATAATGTTCTCAAGTTCAAACTCCTCAACTCCGACTATCTCGTGTGCCTTCATCCAAAGGAAATGGAAGTACCTTTCCTCATGGTTGCCAATTTTAAAATATATCTTGGCATTGAATGTACTTTTTAGCACATCCATAAACTCCTTGAAGGTCTTTAGTTCATGTGCAAATGACCTCGCCTTTGGGTCTTTAGCAAACCTACTTAATCCAAAGAAATCAAGTGTGTCACCATTCAAAAGGATGGCATCAGGTTTCTCTCCTTTGGCATAATTAAATGCACAGGTTAACGCATCAATGCTATGGTAAGGAATGTGAATGTCAGATAATACCAGTAACCTCTTTGCATCAAGTTGATAAGGTTCATAAATTGCCTCATCTGATTGTGGTAATTTATAAGGGTTTTTAGGTCTTTCCTCAACCTCTTTTCTTATTCCTACCCTTGCCCCACCCTTACCTTCAATGCTTCTCAAGGCAGTACGCACTGAATCAAGTGACGCAAAAAGTAAAGGATTATCTTGGTAAATAATCCTTGCAAGTTTTAAGGTCGGCATATCCCATCCGAACCTTTCCCGATAATCAACACAGATTTGTACTTTTGTCATTTGAAATAAAGATTAGATTCTGCTTCCCTTCTACGAGTAAGACCTGCAAGAACCTTGCCACCTGCCTTGTTCCACTTTAAGAACTCTGCCTTTATTGATTGGTCATTAGGATTGGCATTAACTTTTTTTAGTAGTGTTGACTTTTGCAAGTTGACTACACCACAATTATATGCAAAAGAAACTAAACTGCCGAATTGGTTATCAGTTACGTTTGACGTTACTAATTTTGCAACCTTACCTGCAAAGTCTGAAGCAATCAGTTCAAATAGTTGCTCTGCTTTATCTTGTGTAATAACGTGACCTGGCATAACTGGTTTGCCATCCTCATAGAAGGTATTGCCATAACCGATAGTCCACTTCATTGCAGAGCATTGGTATGCTTTAAGTTTGCACCCCTCAAAAGATTTAATCAGGTCTGCACCTGCTTTGTTTAGTTTCATAATATTCTATCTTTTAGGTATCTAATTAATAACCAAACTCCAATCAATGCAAATATCCATAACTGCCTTCTTTTTGCCTTTCCTTCCCAAGTTATTACCTCATTGCTTAAACGTGCTGAATCGGTCTGTAATAACCTCACACGAGCATTGTCAACAATGTATGATTTCAAGGTATCACGAATTGTCAATGTCTTGGTGATTGTCTTTGTTTTCCACTTGGTGTAATAAGTAGTATCGTTAAACGTAACTACTTCCAAGTCTTTTTGTATCTCAATCAAGGTATCAACATCAATAATTGTATCTGACTTGGTTATGTATGTAGTATCATTTGCACACCACCCCCCTTTAACCACAACCTTTGCTACTTCCTCAAGTTTCTCTTGGTCACGCAAAACCTGTTTTACTGGGTTGC